GTCTGCACCGTGAGCTGCCCCAGCAACTGCACAAGCAGCAATTACTTGAGGATCATTTACAACTCCTGCACAAGTACCGCCTGCTGTTAAAGCACCTAAACTTGCACCACTAGAGGACACAACGGCGTCCCTAGCGGCACAATTAGAGAGCAACAACAAACAACTAATTAAAAGTAACTTCTTTAACATCTTCAATCTTTAATTTTTCTTCTTTTTTCAGTTTTTCTTCTTTTTCTTTTTGTTTTTCTGTCATTTCTTCAACATACTTTTTGTATTTGTATTCTTGTAAACTCATACCGAACACTTTTTTATAAAAGTGGTCAACTGGAACTGGTGAAGAATATGCAAGTATCAAGTTATCAAAATTAACATCTAAATTTCTATATTGATTCGGATGTGATTTTTTTGCGTCTTTGTGAGATTTTAAAAGATTTAATCTATTTGTAAAACAATCTTCATACGGTTCGTTTGTAGTTGATTGTTGCAAATCTTTTTGTTTTGCAATCTTAAATTCTTCAAATAGTGTTTGTTTATCTATCATAATGTAGTCCTTTTGTTAAGTTAATAATCATTTATGTACTAATGCTATCACAAGTAAATCTAAAAGTCAAGCACTAAAAAGTCAATAAAATCAACAGTTTTAGTAGAACAAAACAAGAACATTGACCTAACTTGTAAAATTTAAACCCGATTCTCTTATCTTTTGACATAGATTCGGGCCGTCAACTGCTTTAATAATATAATAGTCTTCGGTATTATCAATAACTTTTGATATAAAGTTATTTTCTTTCCAAAAAGTTTCTGCTCTTGCTGAAACAGGTCTAATCAGGCAAGTGCCATCATTGGCACTTGTATATACAAAGTCTTTAATCATTGTTTTGTCCTGTTAAGTTTGTAAAGAAAGATTTAATCTTTGCCCAATTTTTAACATTTTGTTCTTTACCATTCTGCCAAGATGCCTGTTGAAATTCTTTGATTTCTGACCATTCATTAGCAATATAGTTTTTTACTTTAGTGTCCATTGTTTCTTCGGACTTTGCCATAGTGGCCGTCATTATGGCAACTATAGATAACAGCATTAGTGTTCTCATTATATTTTCCTTCCCATTGATTTAAAATCTTTAGCATCAACAACCTGATAACCACCTTTGTTATATGCTATAGATATTGTTTTACCTTCAGGCAAACTTGTAGAATAATATCGTCTATAAGTATTGCCAACTATTCTATCACTTGTTGGTATAGAATCTCTTACTTTGTACATTGATATATCTAATGGTTTAGATACACGTTTTGATTTTATAATATGGCCAGTTTTGACATTTATGTTAAGACCTAATGTACCTAACCACTTATGATAATCTTTTTTTACTAATTCAAATTGTTCTCTTTTTGTCAATTTTTTTGACATTCTATTATTATTGCACATTTTAATCAATTTGTCAATAGTCTATTTACCTAGTATTTTTCTTATAAAATTTTGTATATCGGTAATAATTGAACCAAATACTAAACTTAAATACAAATATATTTCACCCGAATATGCAACTGCAACAGCGGTCATCATTATTATTAATATTAGTAATATCCATTCCATACTATACTCCTTTGTTGTAATTAAAATATTTGATAGTGCCTTCTACGTAACCATGTCTTTTATCTTTTACTTTAGGATTTGTAAACATAGTGTTAGCGTCACCTGATTTATAACCCTCTTTATGTGATAATGTGATGTGAGCAGCACCTTTATCACTTCTTTTTAATTTTTTATTACTGTCTAATAAAAACATATCTTTTACCCAATATGCGTCAATGTGATTATTTGCTCTGTAGCCATTAATCATTGCACCGACTTTTTTACCCACAAGATTTTTGTACTTATTAAATACTTTAACTGTTGGTTTAAAGGCAAGTGTAATATGGTCTGATACTAACACACTCATTGTAGCACCTTTTTTAACTGCATTACAACTTTGTTTATCTAATGCGATAGCAAAATAACCATTATACATTATTTACCTCTTTGATTTTCTGATTCTAACTGAATAGCAACATCAACGTCTGACTCTTCTTTTTCAGTTAAAGTATGTTCATCTGCATAAGTGTCAATTACAACATTACCATCTTCTTCAGCATATTCATCATCTTCATCATATGCCACTTTACCAAGATAAGTTGTTTTACCTGAGTCTGAATAATTAGCGTCAACAACAGTTGTTTCAACTCCATCTTTTGTTTCGGTTATATCAGTTGTAATTTTAGAGTGATCAATACCACCACCTTCTAAAAATAACTTATCTGCCTCGTCTTTATCTTTTGCAAGCACATGCTGTTCTACCATTACTGTATAGTATGTTTGTTTTGAATATAAGTTTTTACCTATATTTTTTTTTGTATATATTATATTTGTGTCTATTGTCATAGTGTCCTCCTTAATTTAATTGTGTTATGTATTCTCTTTTAGTTGTATATTTTTTTGTTAAATCTGGATCGAAGTCTTTTCTAAAGCCTTGTCTTTTGTATAATTGACCAAAGTCATTAAATAAATTATGGTCGCCTGCAGCCGTTTCTGGACCGAATACATCTTCATAAGTTTGATAATATTCGTCTGGATAGATTATCTCAATAGCAGTAGCACCAGCAAAGTTTGTTGCGTCTTCTTTAAAAGACTTGTCCATATAATCTTTAAATTTTAACAACTGTTTTCTATAATATTTAATTTTAGAAATAGGTACGTTTTTATACATTGAATAACTAGTCCAAAAATAGTCTGCGTCTTCGGAGTTAAAATATTCTCGTTTATAAACAATATTAAATGATTTGTGTAATTCTTTAGTCATAGCGTCTCCTTTATTTGTCATATACATATACGCTACACTAAAAATACTTAAAAGTCAAGCATTAAAAAGTGTTGATTTTATTAGGGTTTTAGATGTAAATGTTCTTGTTTTGTTCTATTTCCAGTAATCTTTTATCCATTTACCTGATTCGTGTTGCATTGCTACATGGGGATCTGGATTACCATGAAATATAGAAATCTTAGCATTCTGTTTAAAGGTATAATTTTGTGATCTATTTGAATCGTATTGTTTTATGTTACCTCTTATAGGCCATTTATATGAATATGTCCATTGATCTGGAAAGAATTTTGTCTGAGGACTTTTCAACATAGTTAAATTAATAACGCTTTGATCACTATGATAGGTATCAAACCTAGTTTTGTCTTCTAAATATCTATCCCATATATGACTATGGTATTCTATATTAAATCTTAATACACTTGAATTAATTGTATTAGGTTCAGCAAAATCTCTCATTACATAAAAATCTTCATCTTTACCTATTGTAAAAAATTCATTTATGTTGTTTAATATAACTATATCTAAATCTAAAAATAATACATTACCTTCTAGTCCTAAGATAGGATTAAATAGATGTAACTTGTTCCACCACCCAGTCATAACAGGTTTAGGTATAGGTAATAATGTAATCTGTTTATCAAAGTTTCTATTAAAATCATCTGTCATACAATAAAAGTTAAAAGGTATAGTTAAATTTCTTTTAACCATATTGTATAAGACATTTACATAGTCAAGTGAATATTTTGTACCCCAAAATAACGAAACAACATTAACGATCATAACCAGCTTTACCTACATAATAAGCATCAACAATATCTGTTACAGGATTGTTTAGTTTTGTTTGATCAAATTCTTTCATCAAATCAATATCTGTATCTTTTACAAACTGCTCATACATTTTAAGCTTGTCTGCATTGCCTTTGCCAGTAGCATTCTTTTTTACTTGACCAGGCACTATACTTTCAAATCTTTTGTTTAGTTTGTACAGTTTATGTTTTAAGGCACCCATATTTTCTGCTAGATTAAACACAAGGCCTTTACTACCAAATGAATATCCTTCTACAAAAATATTACCAATAGCAGTATCAACAATATTAATCGCCCAATCGGAAATTTGGTCATGTCGTTGTGTTTCGGAGGTATAGGGTAAATGAAGTCTGCCATTTATTTGTCCATTACAAAAATCACCTTCATATTTTTTTACATTTGTAAGATAATATATCTTACAGTTTTCAAATTTAAACTCACCCCTACATACACATATAGCAGGACTTGTTAAACTATAATCAATTCCAATCGTCTTGGTCTTCTTCATTGTCAAAAATTGCATCCTCTTCATCTATAGAAGTGTCTGCACCACAAAAAGGACAAGTAGTTGGTTCTATTTCTTCATCCCATTCAACGTGATAGGATACTTCACAATTTTTACAACTGATTGTAACTTTATTTAAATTTGGTGGAGTAAGTGTTGTCATTATAGTTTAAATGTTTTAAATTGATCCTTTTTTACATCTTGTTTAAGTCCACCAATAACATAACTTTCTATTTCAGTTTCTTGTGGAGCATTTTGCATTGAACGACTATTAAACCAATGTTGTGTCCATGGTAATGGATTATTGTTTGACGGTTGTTCATATACTTGATTTAATCCTATAGTTCTCATTCTTCTATTTGCTATATATTCAACATATTGATGTAACAGTTTTTCAGAAAGGCCTATCATAGAACCTTTTTGAAACAAATAAGTTGCCCAACGTTTTTCTTCTTGGACTGCGTCATCATAAATTTGATAAACTTCTTTTTCTGTATCTTTAATAACTTTGTTCATCACTTTGTCATTTTCTTTATTTCTATAAGCATTGATAATGTTTTGCGACATCGCCAAGTGTTGACTTTCATCTCTAGCAATCAACGATAATATTTTAGCACTACCTTCCATAAGTTTAAGTTCACCAAATGCAAATGAACAAGCAAACGATACATAAAATCTTAAACCTTCTAATACATTTACAGTTACTAATGATAACCATAATGCTTTCTTTAGTTCATATTCGTCAACTGATTTAGGGTCTAGTTTATATTTGTAACCTAAATCAATTAGTTTGTCATAACCTTCAGTTACAGACTTTGCTCTTTTTTCTATTTTCTCATCTTGTATAATTGTATCAAATACATCAGATGGATCAGAATATAGATTTTTAATAATGTATGTATAACTTCTACTGTGAATTGTTTCCATAAAGTCCCATGCAACAATGGCACCTTCTAATTCAGGTATAGAAACAAATGGTAAAAATGCTAAACAAGGTCCTCTACCTTGTACACTATCTAACATTGTTTGATATTTTAGATTAGATGTAAAGATAAACTTTTGTGATTCAGATAATTGAGCATAATCGTTTCTATCTTTTTGTAAAGATACTTCTTCAGGTCTCCAAAAGAAACCTAATTGTTGTTGTGTCAATCTATCAAACACAGGATACTTAAATGTATCATATCTTTGTACGGCTAAGTCTTCACCAAAAAACATTGGTTGTTTAGTCGAGTCAAGTTTTTTACTTTTGTTAAATACAGTTTTCATTTGTAAGTCCTATTCTTTTATATAGTGCATGAATCACAGTTTTCTGGATCCTCTTCTTTTACTTCTTCTGGTTTGTCCTCTGGCACATTATCATGGAACCCAACTGGATGCGTTGGTTCGTCTTCATCTTTCTTACTATCATATGTGTTTTGATAATAAGAAGTCTTCCAACCCAATTTATATGTCGTCAATAAATCTTGTGCCATTATTGATACAGGCACTTGACCATCGGTATAGTTTTCAGGATTATAAGACCAGTTACCTGATATTGCCTGGTCAAAATACTTTTGCATTACTGCAACGATATTTATATATCCTTCGTTCCCCTTCATATCCCAAAGAAGTGTATAAAAGTTCTTTAGTTTATTATATTCAGGTACGATTTGTTTTAATGGTCCTTTTTTAGACTTTTTAACTGACAAATAATCTCTTGGTGGTTCAATACCATTTGTTGCGTTTGATACAACAGATGATGATTCACTAGGCATTTGAGCAGAAAGTGTTGAGTGTCTTAAACCACTTTCTTTTATTTCTTTTCTTAACCATTCCCAATCGTAAGTGTAATCTCTTTTTACTAATTCGTCAACATCTTTTTTGTAAGTATCAATTGGTAAAATACCATCAGCATATTTTGTTCTATCAAAATAAGCACACTTACCTTTTTCTTTTGCAAGTTGATTACTTGCCTTTAATAGATAAAATTGAAATGCTTCTGTTAACTTATCAACTTGTCTCCATGCTAATTTCTGTTCGTACTTGTAACCTTTTTTAGCAAGATAGTGAGCAAGGCCAATATAGCCAATACCCAAACTTCTTCTTGCCTTTGTTGATACTTCAGCAGCATTGATAGGATATTTTTGATGGTCTATAATTTCATCTAATGCTCTTACAGCCAAATCACATAAAGGTTCTAGTTCATCTCTTTTATTGATTTTACCCACATTGATGGCAGATAAAATACATAAAGCAATTTCACCTTCTCCATCAATGTGTTGTATTGGAGTGGTTGGTAAAGTTATTTCCTGACATAGATTTGACATATAAACTCTATCTTTAAAAGATGAGTGAGTGTTACAATGGTCAATATTCATAATATAGATACGGCCTGTTTCAGCACGTTCTTTCAATATATCAAAAAATAATTCTTGTGCGTTTATTTTCTTTTTCTTAACGCTAATTTTTCTTTCTGCTTTTTCGTAGAGTTCATCAAACTCTGGTGTACCCCATGCCTCATACAGTTCAGGTACTTCGTGTGGTGAAAATAAAGTTACATCTTCGTTGTTAATAAATCTTTCGTAAAATAGTTTTGATAACTGTATTGAGTAGTCTAACTTTCTAACTCTATTATCTTCACTACCTTTATTGTTTTTAAGAACAATAATATCTTCTATTTCTTGGTGCCAGATTGGGAAGTGGACTGTTGCTGATCCTCCTCGGACTCCATTTTGAGTGCAACACTTAACCGTTGCCTCAAACTTTTTAAGAAAAGGTATAACACCAGTGTGTTGGACCTCTCCGCCTCGTATTCTTGCATTGATTCCACGTATCCTTCCTGCATTGATTCCGATTCCAGCTCTTTGAGCGATGTATCTTCCAATAGCCATATCACCAGAGAAAATACTAGGTAAGGTATCATCAATATCAACCAATACACAACTCGCATACTGACGTAAAGGAGTTCGCACACCAGCCATAACAGGAGTAGGAATGTTAATTTTAAATTGTGAAATAGCATCATAATATTTTTTAACATATGTCATCCTCGATTCTTTTGGATATTTGGCAAACAATGTAGCCGCAATCATCATATACATAAATTGTGGTGTTTCAAATATTTCATTTGTGCTTCTATCTTGTACCAAATACTTGTCTATTACTTGTCTTAAACCAGCATATGTAAACGTATAATCTCTTTCGTGGTTTAACCAGTTCTCCATTCTATCAAAATCTTTTCGTTGATAGTTGTCAAAAATTTCTTTATCATATAATCCCATCTCTACAACTTTTTTAACGTGGTCATAAAAGTGTGGATGATCCCACAGTTTGTTTATAACTTGTTTTCTTAAACTGTAAAGCAATAATCTGGATGCCACATAAGTGTAGTTAGGACTTTCTAATGAAATTAAATCTGCAGCTGACTTAACTAAAATCTGTTGTATTTCGTCTGTGGTAATACCATCATAAAATTGTAAACCACTTTTCATTTCTACTTGTGATGAAGAAACTCCTGTTATATCTTCACAAGCATACTCAACCATTTCATGTATCTTTTCAATGTTAAGAGGTTCTGTTCCTCTATCTTTTCGTTTTTTGACATTTATCGACTCGTTTCCCGTTACCATATTTTTCCCCTTAACAACGTTTGTATGAATTTAATTGTGTGATTGCTGATAAACCTGAATAGGTATTATCGAATATAATTTTTTGTATTTCTTCTTTTGTCTTGCCGTTCATTATCATTTCGTTAATATCTTTTTCTTTTGTTCCTTCTGGCCATATTGTTATCATATAATCTTTATCAATCATCTTATACATTCTATCTATAATTTCTTTATTTCTTGGTTCATTATCAAAGATAAAAACAACATCTTTTTTTTCAACAGGTAGTTGTAAATCAGCACCACCAGCTGCAAGACAATTTTCAAGGAACAAACTATCTAGTGGCCCTTCAACTATATATAATCTCTTGTGTAGATTTATTCGTTCAAGTCCAAATATTTTTTGTTTGTTTTCCTGTAGTTTTATTGTTAGATATTTTGGTTGTTCTTTACCAAATGCTCTGCCTTGTAAAGCAAAGACTTCACCATCAACATCATAAAAAGGTATTATCAATCTAGGATGTTCGTAATGTTTATTTAGTTCATTGAAAGTCCCAGGTCTTAACTTGTTTACAAAGTTTTGGAACTTGTCGCAATAATATAATCGGTCAAAGTATTCTGTAGGCAGTTTTCGTTTTATTAAATACTGCTTTGCAGGATGTTCATTCTCAATGTTACTAAAGGCTGTAAGGCCTTGTAGAGGTGTAGATTTTAATTTTTGTTTTGTGTTAGTTTTAAACTTATCAAATAAACTTTCAGCATCATTTGATGGTTTACTGCCTTTATATCTTTCTAAAATATATTGGTCGTATAAAGGTCTATCAACTAACTTTATAAGATTTGCCAGATTGTGTGAAGCACTACAATTATGACATTTAAAAAACATATCATTTTTTACTCTATAAAGATATGCTCTTGCCTTTGTTTTAGACTTTTTAGAATCACCACAAACAGGACAACGAAAATTAAAAAGGTATTCTCGTTTCTTTTTAAACTGTTGTAATCTAGGCTGTATTTTAGATATATAATTTAAATCAATGTAACCACTCATAATAAACAGTATATACTATATATACTATTTTGTCAAGGTCCTATTACAGAATTTTAAATACTGACATTAACTGAGGCATAGACAATCCTAGCACTATTGCCGCCCCTATGATGATCCATCTGTATTTCTCAAAAACGCCTATCCTACCGTCTAAATTTGAGTTTAAAGTCTTAATTTCACACATTAAACGC